CCAAATAAAAAATGGTATCAAGGTTGGTATATGTTTACAATAGATAATGCTAACAGTACGAATTTAGAAAGAAATGTAACTTATAGTGAAGTACCATCACAACATAAGTCATTTAATATATTAAAGTTAGAGAACGGCCATTTTGCCGCTCAACCTAACAACAGAGTTATCTTTTATGATAAATCTTATACGCCGAGTGAGTTGAAGTTTCCCGACTTCAAAGTGTCCACCAAGGAGTATAGTGTAGAGGGAGAACAAAAGTGGACGGCAGGTGATGACGACAAATTTTTTTATGAATTAAAGGAAAGTAAAGAGTAATGGCAAAAAGCGTATTCAGTAAAGAAAAAGGACTAGACTTCACAAAACAACCTATGTTTTTTGGTGAGGACTTACAAGTACAACAATATAGTGATATGAAATATCCTATATTTGACAAACTAAACCAACAACAATTAGGTTATTTTTGGAGACCTGAAGAGGTATCTTTACAGAAAGATAGAAATGATTATCAAGAACTATCTGAACAACAAAAGTTTATCTTTACATCAAATCTTAAATATCAAACTATGTTAGATAGTGTACAAGGTAGAGGTCCATGTTTGGCATTTTTACCATTTGTATCTAATCCAGAATTAGAAGGCTGTATTGTAACATGGGATTTTATGGAAACAATTCATAGTAGAAGTTATACATACATAATTAAAAATTTATATTCTAATCCTAATGATGTATTTGATACAATTATTGAAGATGAAAAGATTGCAAAGAGAAGTAAATCAGTTACACAAACTTATGATGATTTGATTGATTTAGGTTATAGATGGCATTTAGCTAAAGATAAAATTGACCTATATGAACTTAAAAAGAAAATGTATCTTGCAATGGTAACTGTAAATATACTAGAAGGCTTGCGTTTCTATGTATCATTTGCTTGTTCGTTTGCATTTGGTGAATTAAAATTATTAGAGGGTAGTGCTAAGATTATATCATTTATTGCTAGAGATGAAAGTCAACACCTTGCAATGTCGCAGACCGTAATTAATAATTGGCATGACCGTAATGATGATAAAGACATGTTAAAGATTAGAAAAGAATGTGAAAAAGAAGTATATAAAATGTATGATGACGCATTAGCAGAGGAAAAAAGGTGGGCGACACATTTATTTTCAAAAGGAAGTATGATAGGTTTATCAGAAAAACTATTACACCAATTTGTAGAGTACATGGCAAACCGAAGAATGAAAGGTATTGGCTTAGAACCAAGATACGAACAAAAAACAAACCCTTTACCATGGGTAGACCATTGGTTGAATTCAAAGGGTACACAAAACGCACCACAAGAAACTGAAATTGAATCTTATGTAATTGGTGGTATTAAACAAGATGTTACAAAAGACCAATTTAAAAAATTTAAACTATAATGAATAATAAAGTAACAAAAACCTGTTCTTCCTGTGAAACTAAATATAGTGTAGCATGGGATATTGATGAGCAAGATTTAGAACCTCTTACTTGTCCTTTCTGTGGATTTGAAGTAGAAGATGAGGAAGACAATGTTGAATGGATTAATAAAGAACAAGACGAAGAAGACGATAATTGGAATTGATTATAGTTTAACCAGTCCTTGTGTTTGTGTAAATAATGACAATGATATTATGTTTTATTATTTGACAAAGAAAAAGAAACATCTAGGTAAGATTGCTAACAATATTATTGGCGATGAACACCAAGATTACAATACACCCATAGAAAGATTTTCTAATATATCTAAATGGGCAATCAATAAATTTCACATACTAGGTAATAATTTAAAAGTTTATATTGAAGGCTATTCTTATGGTTCTAAAGGTCAAGGTCTTTTTCAAATAGCTGAAAATTGTGGCATACTCAAATATTGTTTACAAGAAAGAAATATATCGTATGATATAGTAGTGCCTAGTGTTGTTAAAAAAGGTGCTACAGGTAAAGGTAACGCAGACAAAGACATGATGTATGAGGCATTTGTGAAAGAAACAAAAATTGATTTGAAGAAACTATTTGATACTGAAAAAGTTGGTAACCCCATATCAGATATTGTAGATAGTTATTATATACAAAAGGTTGGTTATGGAAACTTACATATTTGAAACCAGAAAAGCGTCAGCTCCTTTCTTAAAAGCATTTACAAGTAAATTAAAGAGTCAAATATTTCATGTAAAAGAAAATAATAATCTTAATATAAAAAAAGAAGATAAAGTATTTTTTGATTATATTTGGCCAAATTGGAATGGTGAGATACCAGAAAATACATCAGCAGTATTTCAAGGTTTATTAAGAAACACAAAAAAAATACATGATGTTTGCGTGTCAGAGGGCAGAGATTGGTATTACTTTGACCAACCATATTTTTTCTTTTCAGATTATCAACAATCAATAACAGGCGATAGATGGTATAGAGTGTGTAAAAATAATACTCAAAAAAACTATCTTGAAAAATCATACAAAGTAGATAGAAGATATGATAATCTCATAGATAAATTAAATCAAGAGTGTAGAGATAAACTTACACCAAAACCATGGCAATATGAGGGTAAACACATTTTAGTCATACCACCTAGTTATCATACAGCAAAGTGGTATGGTATTGATAGAATAGAATGGCAAAATGATATTGTAAAAAAACTAAAAAAACATACTAGAAGAGAAATAGTTGTTAGACAAAAATTTAAAAATAATGCAGAGTGGGGAGAAAAACTTGACAAACCTTTAAGTCAAGATTTAAAAGATTGTTATGCTATGGTATCTTTTCATTCAATGTGTGCTGTAGAAGCTGTCATGTCAGGCATTCCAAGTTATTGTAGTGAACATTCGCCAGCATATCCTGTTAGTCTAGGTTTAAATGAGTTAGACCAGATAAAAGACCCCTTATATACAGGAGAGAGGATGGATTGGGTAAAATCTTTAATGTGTGCTCAGTTTACGGAAGAAGAGATGGAATCAGGTAAAGCTTATAAACATTTAAATGGCGAAAATGTGTGGTAATGAAAAACTTAATTTTTATTAATTCAACACCAAAACCACATGAACAGTTGTTATTAAATCAGTTTGCTGATAGTATTGGTGTTGATGTAACACATAGCAAACAATATGAACCATGTGATGTTGCTATTATATTAGGTTCATGGAAGAAAAATGCAACTTCTCATCATAGCTTAAAAAATGACATAGTTGATAATCATAAGGGTAAACTTATAGTCTTTGAAACACCTTTATTAAATAGAAAAATAACACAAGAACATGATAGTTATAGGGTGGGTTTAAACCATTACATGCGAGGGTTATCAGATTTTAAAAATAAAAATTCATCACCAGACAGATTTAATTCTATGGGTATTAATGTTAAAGATTGGCGTAATAAAGGTGACCATGTATTAGTTATTGGTCAAAATTCATATGACGCCTCACTATTTGGTATTGATTTAGAATTATGGTTAATAAACACAATTAAAATGTTATTAAAAAATACTGATAGAGATATAATTGTGAGAGACCATCCAGAAAATAAATTAAGACTGAAAGAAGTAGTTAATAAATTTAATTACACCAATAGAGTTAGTTATGATAAAAATAAAAATATAAAAGATAGTTTACACAATGCCTGGTGTACCGTATCTTATACTAGTGGTTCAAGTGTAGATTCAATTATAGAGGGCATACCTGTTATAACTTGTTGTGAATATAATTTTATATGGCCAATATCATCACACTCTTTAGAACAGATAGAAAATCCTAAACTTGGTGAAAGAGAACAACTATTATATGACCTAGCGTATGCTCAATGGTCAGTAGAAGAAATCAGACAAGGTAAACCATGGCAACATTTAAAGTAATAACTACCTGGAATAATAATCTATATGAAGCATATGCTCATAGATTTAAAAAAACATATAATTGGCCTTTTGAGGTAATTGTTTACAATGAAGATGAGTCAATCTTACCAGATTTAAAAAAGTTTGTTGATAGAAACAAACATAGACAACCTATATCAGACTTTAAAGAAAAAAGTCTTGATTTTATAACAGATGGTGTTAGATTTAGTTATAAAGTATATGCATATACACATGCCCTAATGACACAAGAGGCGGATGGATTAATTTGTATTGACGCAGACAGCGTATTTCATAAACCAATTGATGAAGAATGGATAAAAAAACATATTCATAAAGATGATTGTATGATGTCTTATCTAGGAAGAGGTAATCATTATAGTGAATGTGGTTTTTTATACTTTAATTTAAAACATAAAGATACTATTTCTTATGCAAATAGAATGAAATCATTATATGATACAGATGGCATTTATAATTTAAAAGAACAACATGATAGTTATATTTGGGATTATGTAAGAAAAGAATTTGAAAACAGAGGTACAAAAAATCATAACATTGGTGATGGTAAACCAGGTCATGTACAAGCTAGGTCAATATTAGGTGAAGTGTATGACCAC